GCAGTCTTGCCTGCCCGTGAACTTCGGCCCGTCATCGTACCAACTCCCTAGTCGTGAATCTAAGTCTTTAGTCCACGATAGAACATCGGTGCGAGTGTAGCCGGTTTCAAACATGGCGCGAGCGAACCGGTTCAGGAAGCCGTGGCGACCTTTGCCTGCACCGTGCCCACCCTTGTAGTACGGAACGGGACCGTTCTTGAACATCTCCGACGGCAGCCCACGCAAGCGTGTGCCGTCTACGGTCATCAACGGTTCCTTGCTGTAGTCCCGTTTCGGAGGCAGATCCAAGACCACTGGGACCGGATCCTTGTACAAAGCGGCGGCACGATCCAAGTTCGCTGTAGGCGTTCTATCCTTTTCTGCCGCCCAAAGAAAGCCGTCCAGATCCAACGATTCCTCATCGGTTTCGCTGTAACTACTGCTATCTACGACCACCTGTCGATGCTTCGGGCGCTTCCCGCCATATGGTAAACGCATGTAGTTGCCGGGAGGACCAGCCAAAGAATCCTGCTTCGGATACACCGCATCATATTTGGCTTCTGCCAGATCCAATGCAGCGTGCATCGCACGACGGATCACTGAAGCACGAACCCATTCTTGACAGAAGATCCACAAGTGGTAGCCCTTGCTGCGTGATCTTTCGGGCCACGCTTTGATGTCCATGGCACGCAGGATTGTTTGAGTGTTGCGGGCAATGACCAGAGAGTCTTCGCCTTCGTCTATGTCGATGGACCCCCACCTGCACATCCACAGGTCCGGGTCCATCTCCACGTAATAACGGTTATTCTCTGGCCCTTCCGTCCACGAATCAGGACCACCTCGTGTGAAGTGAGGGTCGTAGACCATCGGGTAAATACCGATCATCTCTTCGCCTGAAAGGTGCTTCTCCCACATGGCGTCAACGTCTGCCCACCGGCAGCCGCCTTCGTCGGTCCCATAGGCAAGAGGAAAACCTAGGAACAGGTCACGGAATGAAATGATCGCGTCTTCATTCATCGTCATCGTCCATTTGCAACTGTTCCCAAACGATGCCGGGTTCCAGCAAACGTCCACTCTTGTCGATGGTCAGGTTTACCTCTGCTTTCTCACCATCACCGGATTTGTTCTTCCACAGGCCAGCACTTATTTCATCCTCGTAGTGCTTGCGTTCCTCTTCATCCATGTTGGTGTCATCCCACCTGCGCCACGTTTCGATCAGGAAGTGGCTTTCGCTGGTAGATGCGTAACGTCCGGCTTCGATCCCACCGGCACGGCCACGGTTCCCTGAACCCCGGCCAGACTGATGCAGAATCACGCCTACACAACGCCAGTCCGACACCAACTGCTTGAATGATTCGATCTTGGCTTGCACGCTGGCTGCATCGCCAGCGCCCCCGCCCCGGATCAACTCCAAGTAGTCGTAGACCAGAACCTCAGGTCGTTGCCCTTCCCACAGTTCCACGGAAGCAATCCGCATTGCTTTGTCGATGTCATCGACGGACATGCCGGTGGATTCAAAGTGCAAGTTGGTTTCATCACGCATGAGTTGTTCAACACGTTCCCATGCCCGCCCATCCTCACGAATGAGGCGGTTGATCCAATCCTTCTGGTCGATCTGCATACGTATGGCTGCGTATCGGCCCCAGAACATTGTTTCGGTTTCGTCTGGACTGACCCACAGGGTGCGATGGTGACGATTGCGAGCCACCATGTTCAGCGCCAGCAGCGTCTTGCCTGTATGCGATCTACCAATGATCGTTACAAGTTGTCCGCCACGGGCGCCACCCAAGGTGGCTTCATCGAATACCCGCACACCGAATGACCACTCGCTGCCAGAACGCAGGTCGTGGCGCATCCGCCTGACCTGTTCCTTCTTAGGCGTGAAGAGTCTCTGTAGGTCTGCTGGTGAAATGCCCTCTATTTGTGCTGGAGGCTCCGAAGGCGGAGGGGCCGGAGCAGGGTCTTTCCCCGCTCCGGCCACACGCTTGAGTGCTTCCTCCAGACTGAGTTCCTCAGGCACTTACCTGACTCAGCCAGTTGTGGGGATCAATCGGATCGGGCCGGTCGCCCCATCCGAAGCCGCCCTTGAGTTTCACCAATGCGGCAAAGTACCCGCTCTTATTGGCGAGAGGATGATTGCCCTCTCCGGTTCCCAAGAAAGGAACCCCATCGTTACCCATGCACACGGACCTCTTGACCTTGAAGTCTCCTAGCCCGCATTTGCCGTTCTTCGTTACCGGGATTTCCTTCCCACGCAAGGCTTCAGCCCAGTAGTTGTCGGGGAACGTACGCTTGCCATCGGCGAACAACTTGCGGATGGCCTGATTGCACAGGAACATGGACTGCTGCCCGGCGTATTCAACACCGGCAACCTTCTCAGCGTTCCAGATTGCAAGTATCTGCGTGTATTCCTCATCGTCTACGTACTTTGACTGCATGCCATCCGTACGGGAGGGTGTAGCGGCTGTGGCTGCGGGGAATGCAGCCTGCACCATGTCAACCGCCTGATCCACGATGTCTGGTGCTACTGCGATTTCCGCACCCACCAAACCCTTTTCCTCGCTGACCGTCGATGGGTTCAGAATGCTTACGCCTACAAGGCTGTCCTTGAGTTTGGGCAGTTCCTTTGCGAGCGCCTGAGCGTTCTCAATAGCCATCGTGACGGCTACCCCGTCGGGGTCGTTGCCAACCTCTGCAACAGCGAGTTCTACCGCTGCCTTGAGGATGACCTGTGCTTCTATGCTGGCCCGCTCGTGCGGGCTCATTGGCGTCCAAGCCATATTATGTGCCTCCTAATGTTGCACCTTTGCACCGTGCGAAACTTTCGCACCATTTATCGGAACACCACCAACCGTTGTCACCCAGCGGGTATGGACCCGTTTGGGTTTCCAACAGTCGGCAGAGCGCCAACACCTTTTCACGTAGCCAGTCGAAATGTTGCTGACCACGCTCTAAGTCCATGCGGCCCACCCCTTTGGGGTGCATGACCGCATATGAGAAGTTGGGGATTCCTAACGCATAGCAGTAGGCGATGGACTGCACATCCCATCGTTCATACTGCCATTTGTCGCGTGAGTAGTCCCTGCCGGGGAACTTCCAGTCCCATAGCCGGTCTGCTTCAACTAGGTCAATCGTGCCTGTCAACCGAACGATTCGTTGATCGTCTTCAATGAGTGGGACATCAAATGTGTGTTCGGTTTGCAGGGGTTTCAGTAGGGGGAATACCTCGTTGTACCAGTTTGTGATCTTTGCAACTCCGGCTTCGTGTGCAGATTGTGGGTTGTAAGAGTTCCACACCTCAATCGTGTCTACGGTTCTTTCCCATTCGTATTCGAAGCCATCCAAGGCTGCTGTCAGATCCATCGGCGCTTCCGAATGGCCTTCGTTTACGTCTATGAGTGAGTTGCAAACGTCTTCTGCAATCGTGTGGCATGCCGTGCCCAGTGACGAAGCATCCTTTATGGGTTCGCTTACAAGGCTAAATATGTCGTTGCGCCACCGCTCAAGACACATGTCTGAGGTCTTCACGGACGATTGACGGACCCACGTGTGGACCCATCTGCCGTCCGCTGCTCTGTGTAACGGGTACTTCTGTTGCATGGTTCTCCCTACCTGTACTTAGTATCGCCCCTCCCCCTTTAGGGGGGAGGGGCGTGTACTTAGTACCCCAGCCTACTCGCTGTTGTCGTCCGGTTCCGACCCCTGAGCGTTACAGTCTTGCGGCTCAGGTTCCAGTTCCGTGTCGTTTGTGTCATTCATGTTACGAAGACGCAAGAGTTCTTTACGGGTGAACGTAGTTTCAAACCCTGTTGGTGTAAGGCTCATTGCTCACGCCTCCTTCAACCATCCTCAGCGCCGGACGTTCAAACACGTATTCCTTCGGCCACAACTCGTTCCAGATGTGCCACATCCGATGCAACGTGTGTAGCCGCTCTTCCACGACGGAAGGATTGCAATGACGGAACTCTTGGGACCACTGATGCTCACACTCGCTCTTGAAGTTGTCGTACCTGAGATCGGCACTAACCAATGTGAACCAGTTTATGAACAGGTCTATGGGGATTTCCATTCTCCATTCGTAATCTGTGCCAGCACCGTGTAAGCGTTTGCCGGTCCAAAAGTGGCCCCTACACATAACGCCATCCGTGGGGCCAGTCTTTACATAAACACTTTCTCTAGCGCCCTTAGCGAAATCGACAACCCGATTTCGCATGTTGATGAGCGAAACCTCATCACGCGCTCTTACCAATAAATGATCCGGCCTTTCAACCGCCTTATCTACAATCGAATACATACCGTCTAGGGTGGTTAGCCACATGTGCACCTCCTGTGCGTTGGGGAGCGT